CAGCAGGATGTAACCTTTTCGGCTACATTAGAAATTGACGGGGCGGTAACTATTCAAACAGTAACGTAATATGAGAGAATCAAAAGCAATCAAATTTAATGGTAAATCATACCCGGTAAGTTATAACCGTTACGCATTAGGCGAGTTTATGCGCGATCAAGGATTGACGCTGTCCGATATGGATAAGCTGCCAGAAGATTTGAAAACAATGCAAAAGCTCGCCTATTACGGTTTAGTTGGTGGTCACGCAGCTAAAACAGGCGAAGATTTACCTATGACCTATATAGAATTTTGTATTGACTTGGCAGACGATAGCGACGCATTAAATGAATGTATCGAATTGTTTGCACAGCAGCAAAGCGAGGGCGCGAAGGAAGCGGAAGCGGAAAAAAAGCCGAAACGCCAAGCGAAAGCGACGGCAACACAGGCGAAACCTTAACGCTTTCCCAGGTAGACGGCATTGTAATGGGTGTTATTGGTATTTCGTATATAGATTATATGTCAATGACATTTCGTACAATTAACGCCATTATTAATGCGCATCAGCAAAGGCGAAAAGATGAATACCGCAACGGATGGGAACAAACACGAATGTTGGCCTTTTACGCAGCGAACCCGGAAACAGCGAAGAAAGCAGGAAGCCCCAAAGGGTTGATAAAATTTCCCTGGGAAACCGCCGAAACGCCGAAGCTCAGTAAAGAAGAGATTAGGGGTACTTTTGAAGGACTGGATAAGAAAATAAAAGAATTGCATGGCTAAGGATTTGAACGTAAGTCTAGGCTTACTTACGGAAAATTTCAAAAAAGGGCTAAAAAGCGCAAAGCGGGATTTAAATCGTTTTGCCCGACAAACTGAGCAGGTAGGGTCTACCCTTACCCGCTCTTTGTCTATTCCTTTGGGCGGTGCAGCCGTGGCGGCGGTCAAAAGTGCAGCAGATTTTGAAAAGCTTGAAAAGCAGTTTACCAGTGTAACGGGTTCAGCGGATGCGACACAGCAGCAGATTGCGAGCCTAAAAAAGATTGCTGAAGCGCCTGGTTTAGGCTTTGAGCAAGCGGTACGGGCATCAGCTAGATTACAGGCAGTGGGATTGAACGCAGCCGACGCAGAAGCGGCTATTCAAGAATTTGGAAACGCCGTAGCTAGATCTGGCGGTGGGGCTGTTGAGTTTGACGGGGCAATCCTAGCACTTACCCAGATTGCAAGTAAGGGCAAAATATCAGCCGAAGAAATTAACCAGCTGAATGAACGTATTTTTGAGATACGACCCGCCTTAGAACGGGCATTTGGTACGTCATCTAGTGAAGAACTGCAAAAGCTAGGTATATCATCCGAAGAATTTATTTCAAAGATGACGGCCGAGTTTGCGAAGCTAGACCGGGTTCAAGGTGGACTTGCAAATGCTTTTGAGAATTTGGGAATTGGTGTTAAGTCATTTGCTGCTGACATTGGCGGCGTTATCACTGATCTTTTCCCTGTCCAGGATATTGTTGAACAGATCACAACTAGGCTGAACAATTTAGCTACATCCTTCAAAAACCTAAGTAAGCCCGCACAGCGATCCATAATACAATTTGGAGCCATTGCCGCAGCTATTGGCCCTGTATTGCTTGCTATCAGCGGACTAGCTAGAGGGCTTGCATCTTTAACGCCTGCGCTGCTATTAGTTACTAATACCTTTAGGAAGGCCGCCGGGGCCGCTATACGGTTTTATGACGGCATTACAGCTTTGCCTGGTGTAATATCCTCTATTCGCAGTGGAAGCCTATCTATGGGCGAAGCATTTGGCAAATTGTCGCCACGATTAGCAGCAGCCGTTAAAGCTTTTCGAGCGTTTAATCTCGTAACAAAAATTAGTATTATTGGTGCGGTGGTGGTTGGTATTACGGCATTAGCAGCGGCGTTTCAGGCGTTACGTAAAAAGGCCGAACGGGCAAACGCTGTAAACCGAATATTCAACAAGGTTAGCCAGGAAGCCACACAAAGCATCATTGCCGAACGATCAGCAGTAGACAGGTTGGTTAAGATTGCACAGGATGAAACGAGGTCTAAAAACGATCGAATTAAGGCGTTAGAACGATTAAAGCAAATCAGTCCTAAGTATTTTAGCGATTTGAGCCTCGAAGAACAATCGCTAAAACGTCTTACGCAATCGCAAAAGAATTTTAATGAGGAGCTGTTGCGTCAAGCAAAGATAAAAGCAGCTGAAGAACAACTTGTTGAGATTCAAAAAGAGCTTCAAAACGCCCAAGCTTTATTTGAAGAGGGCAAACCTACATTCTTGCAAACAGCAGGGAACGCAGCATTAACCTTGGGTAATAGCGTTGCTTTTGCTGGTAGGCAGATTAACACACAGACAAAAAACATAGCTGCTAACGTCCAGGCATTGCGACGACAAGAGCAGGCACTTTTAAAAACACTAGAAGCCAACCAGAAGGTGGGTGAAATAGGCGGCGGCACGGTTACAACACCGTCTATAACACCAACAACGCCAATCGGCGAAGTCAAAACTGATTTAGCCCCGCTTATTAACTCAACCCTACAAGCCGAGCAGCGTATCAATACGATGACCGCTGCCTTTAACTTGGCTTTTGATGCGTTGAAATTAAAAACAGAACCGCTCAAGCAGGACATCAACGAAATAGGGTTAAGGAGCCAAACAGCGGGAGATTTAGCAACAGAGGGATTTAACCGAGCATCGGAAGAATTAAGCAGCAGCATTAACAGAACCAATATTCTTACATCGGCGCAAAAGCGATACAATCAGGTGTTAGGCGTATCGCAAATATTAGCCGACAAGCTAAGCGGCACGTTTGACGGGGTGTTTACGGCTATTGGTAAAGGCCAAAACGCATTCAAAGCGTTCAGAGATGGATTAAAGCAGGTTGTACTTGACTTAATCAAAGCAGCAGCCAAGGCGGCAATATTTGCAGCGATTACTTCAATTTTATTTCCCGGTGCAGGTAGTTTCAAGGGGGCTTTTTCCAATATATTTTCACAGGTTGGCGGCTTTAAATTACCAAAGTTAGCAAGCGGTGGAATAGTCACCCGCTCCACTATCGCAAACGTAGGCGAAGATGGAGCCGAGGCGATTATACCACTAGATCGGATTAATGAGTTTAGAGGTGGTCAGGAATTACAGCTAAGAGTTGAAGGTACGGAGCTGGTGGCATTGTTAAAAAATTCAGAGGACATTTATAATCGGTTATACTAATGGCAGTAGTTGACGGCGGCGAATTACGGGTTTATATCGGCGGCACTCCAATTGCATTTGCAACGAGTTCGACCATCAACTTAACATCCCAAGTTGATGAATTGGCACCGACATCGGTAAGCGATGCAAGTTTTACCGTCGTCAAACCACGCAGGAGGTCTGTAAGCATTAGTACCAATGCACTTTACGGCGCATCAACTAATTACGATTTTAAGGATTTATACGATGCGTGGAAAGCGGGTACAAGCGTAACAATAGCTTTTAAGACGACCACAACCGGAGAATGGGAAGTAAGCGGCACGGCTTATGTTACAGGTATCAGCGCATCCGCTTCCGTTAGCCAGGACGCATCGGTACGGGCTACGTTCACAATTTCAGGGGAAACAAGTATAACAGTAATACCATAATGGGGCTAAGGTTACAAAATACAATATACGACGGCGAGGGCCAGGATTGGCGAATAAGTGTTTATGATTCGACTTATTCAAGTAGCGTATTTCCTATTGACATTACAAAGGCCGATATACAATACCAAAACAGCACCGCCGAACGATTTGCGCCGATTATGGCGAGTGTAGCCCAGATTAGCTTTCGGGTTGATGGAGCTGTTTTAAATACATTTGTAAGCGATTTTATTGGAGCAGCGGAAAAGCGGTTCAGGCTAACTATTGAGAAAGGTACGGATTTGTTTTGGGTGGGTAATATCCAGACGGACAACGTGCGCAAACAGGATAAAGAGTATCCGTATATTTTCACGATACGGGCGGCAGATGGTTTGGCATCCTTAAAGGATGTTGATTATAATGATGCGGGTACAGCTTATTCAGGAACCGCTACTCTAGCAGAACATTTATGCTTAGCATTGTCAAAAATTGGAACGTCCGATTTATTTGGTGATTTTTTAGCCGTTAATAATAATTGGTTTTCGGATCAACATTTAACCACATCCGAAGTATATAACACTAGCAAGCTAGACCATAGGCTATTTATTGACATTGACAGCACAGGAACAAAAACCTATAAATCTGCGCATGATGTCATTGAATTTATATGCGTAGCGTTTGGGGCAAAAATATTTATTGCAGATGGTGTTTTTAACGTCGTTCAGATTAATAGCTACGAGGGCGGCACTTACGCTTTTAATATATATAATTCGTCTGGAGTACCAGGCACCCCAATAGCTTCAACATCTTACCGACTTACCGACGGTAGTAATATAATTCGATTAGGCGGGGGGTCGTATCAATATTACCCGGCGCTAAATAAGGTAGTGGTTAGATATACACATTACCAGGCCCAAAGTATTATACCTGCCGATTCTGTTAATAGTACGCTTTTTTCTATCGAAAATGTAGACAGCGGCGGAGGCACAAGCACCATACTGTTAAGAACTGATTACGAAGCAGAAACAAACTTTACAGGCGCTTACATAGAAAATAGAATCAAATTTGGCGTTCAGATTAAAATAGGTAGTAAATATCTGTATCGACCTGCAACAATATCTCAAGCCGGGGCCATATCTTATGGCACTGCAATTTGGACAAATACACTATCTTACGTTGAGTACTTTACTAATCCGCTACTAGAGGGAGCCCCCGTTGCTTTTACCGCCACCGCTATACTTAACAGTCCACCAATACCGGCAGACGGCCAAATGGATATTGTAGGGCAATACTTGGAAACAGTGGACAATACAGGTTTAGCAATCACACCCGGTACGTTCTCTTCAACTATTTCATTCTTCAACTCATATTTAGAGATAGTGCCGGCCGGTATTCTTAGCAGCCGAGCAAATGAAACTATATATATATCCGAAAATTCAAATACAAACAACTCTAAAAAATTAGAGATAAAAACATCAATTGGCAGCGCCCCAAGTTTCAATGCATTAGGAGCCATTCAGGTACTTAGCGGAATTAATTATGTTAATCCCGCAGGTTGGGCGGTTGGAGCGGTAGGGGTTACAACGCCGATAGGCCAAGTATTGGCCACCGAAATAATAAAAACGCAATTAAAGCCGGTCGAAATCATTGCCGCGACTTATCACGGCTTCGCTTCGCCGTTAAACACCATATACAAGGGCGCTACTGATTACGCAGCCCGTCAATTAACAGTTGATTTGATTGAGGGTACAACTCAGGGCCTTTGGTTTGGGTGCGATAGTACGGGCGCTTCATTGATTGAAAAAAGCCCAGATCCTATATTTGAAACGGATGAAGATATAAGCCCATTTACGCCCCGAAGTGTAATTGTAAAAAATCCTAATGCGGAATCTGAAACAAACCCCGAAATAAAAACTTTTGCACAAAAACAACGCATATTCACAACGGATGCAGACGTTACCGAAGGTTCAACCGTCACGACTATACAGGTAGAGCCGTCTGGTGTGAACGGGATAATAAAAAGCGGTGATACATTCGAGATAATCGACACTATTACCGGTCTAAGCCAAACATTCACCGCCACCGCCGACGTATCAGGAACAGATACGAGTATTAGCGTAACTAGCACCACGGCCGATTTTGATTTTTCGACGGGTTCAGCTATCACCTTTTCGCAAGAAAGCCTAGTACAAAAAATTAGCACCGGAAGCGCTGGCGTATCTAGCTTAACAGGCGGTACTGGCATAGATACAGATGTGACAACGGGAGCCGTAACTGCTTCGCTGAATCTTTCAGAATTGACTAACTATATAAGCCCAAGCGGTGCGGATTATATTGCAGG